AAATCAGTAAACACCACTGTCAATGCACCTGTTAATAATATTAGTAACTCTTCAGCTACAACTGTAACCAGCACACCGATAGTGCCAGGTAACATGTCATTACAGGCGATGCGTCAAGCAAGTTCAGCATAAAAAAACCCCCCGCACTAGGCGGGGGGCTCTCTCTACTCTAGTTCTCGTCGCCTTCGACTAACTTCTCAAAGTATGACATTGCGTCATCATCATCATCTACAGAACTAATAGTGGGAGCAGGCTCCTCTTTAGTCTTTACTGTAGGTTTAGCAGTGGGTTCATCTTCCATGAGAGTTTCCACTGTGGTATTCGCAGCAACAGTGCCGGACAATACCATGTCCAGACGAGTCTTCAACTCATCATAGGACTTGAAGTTAGACAGCGAAGTGAACTCAGCGAGAGAATATTGCTTGTTGAAAACCTCTTCCAACGATTCATCATCACCATCAAGTAGAGCAGAAGGTGCATCGAACTCTGACTTATCATAGTTCCAATAACCGTCTACCTTACGAAGCTTCAACTTGAAGTTCGCACCTCCCCAAAAATCAAAGGGATTTACAGGTGTTTCATCTTCAAATGCAGGCTGCATTGCTTCCATCACCTTGTCAAAGATTTTCTTACCAAAACGATAGAGGAAAACCTTACCCTCATTCTGCGGGTTTGCAGAATCAGAGACAACGTAAATGTTAGAATAATATTGCAACTTACGCTTCTGTTTACGAGCAATCTCCTTATCAGTCTCAACACCAGAGTTCCAGAGCTTGGAATTGTATTCCGATACGGGATCGTTCTTACCCAATGTGGTCAAAGAGTTTTCAATGTACCACTGACCAGTTGGACCTTGGAAAGCGTGGTTCCAAAGTTTTACCCAAGGAAGGTCTTCACCAGTAGGTGCTGGAAGGAAACGAATGACAGCATATCCGTTACCGGACTTATCCATCGTAGGTTTCCAGAGACGTTCATCAACGTAACTCTTTTTTTCTTGGGGAGCAGATTCTTTCTGGGCAGCACCCAATAGTGAATCCAAACTATTCTGCTTCTTCATTGCAGCAAATGACATTTTATATCTCCTTATGTCGTCGTATGTTTCGTATGTTATAGTATGTTAATATTATCACAAAGTTCGTCTTTTGTCAAGAACCTTACGTTAGAATGATAATCTTTTACTGAAGAACCGTGCCAACTATGTCCGCCTGACACTTGACAGTCTACCCAATAAAATGTTACATCCTTGTACTTGTCAAAAACCTCACTCATTTGGCCAATCCAATTTACAGGATTGAACCCCTTCGCAGAAACAGGCAAATAATTGTCTGTTCCCTTGTACAAGTTATTTAGTGGTTTGTCATATGTACTAAGATCAAACCCTAACATGTACACTTCTTCTGCCCCTGACTGACAAGCCAGTGACAGTGCTGTATTTCCTGTTGACCATCCAACATGACCCTCAATTGGTTCTACGTCATCCCTTACCTCATTGACGTATGTAATCCAGAGGCCAACATCCTTTTCCATCTTCAATTTCAAGTCTTGTGTATCAAGATTGGGAAACTGTTTCATCATTGCCTCAATCTTCTCATGTAATGTTGCTGGGTCTTTTCCACTTATGACACACTGACTTGTTTTATTCTTACTTCGGTGTATAAATGACTCTGGTATATCATATCCCATCAACATAGCATCAGCAACATCAGCTGGAACTACATTCCAGTTCGCAAAATACACATTATGTATATCACCGAACTCTGGATTCTCTAATGCCCAACCAGAGTCATATATCTCCTGTTGCATTGCATAGTCCATTGCAACCAGATTATGCACACAATGAGGGCCATCACGATAGATGGCATTACACCCCCATGTAATCACTTCCTCATCCATGATGGTCTGATGACATGGTTTGAACCATGACCTAGACTCACCATTTCCTATGACGAGAGCTTTCACTTACTCATCCTTCGGTCAATCTTACCAGATGCACCATCTGTATTCACTGTGTAACTTACAGACGCATCATCTAACCAGCGTTCATTCTTTACAAAGTCGAGTTTATATGCATCACGCTCTGACAAGTTTGCAAGTACATTAAACGCCAGACTGATCCTTGATTCGTTAGTATTGTTCTGTGGAAACCCATGAAACAGGTACGAGTTGAACATGATCAATGAGCCTTGCGTACAAGGCATACCGATCTTATTTGTAAAGTTTGCGTTCGCCTTACTATAGTGTTTTCTTAGTGAGAAAAACGGATCACTGTTTGCAGGCATCTTCTCAAACACCAGAGGTGGATGCTGTGGATTAGACTGAACATAATACACGCCACTGATAAGAGAGTTACCATGATTATGCATACTCTGTGAACTGCCTGGCTCTGCACTGTTTAACCAGCTTTCATGAATCCAGAACTCACGATAGTCTAGTGTCATCACGTTATCTAGATAATCCTTGACACATTCATAGAACCATGTTTTAAGTTCTGCAAGGCCATCATGATCAACAATGTTAGGCAACTCATTACTAAACTGTGTGGTATCTGGATTTGCAATCGCTTGTTGATTGAACTCAAACTCATCCATTGATGGTATAGTTGGTGGGTTTGGGTTTTGATATATCTTCAATACACCAGCAGGAAATACAGGTATTTCAGTCATTATGTAACTCTCCAATCAAAGGAAATATCTTCGCAATCTCTACTGCACACGCCTTTGCAATTTCCATGTGTTCTTTCTGTGTGCCATTCGCACTTCTTAATTCTATGTAGTGAACCCAACTGCGAAGGGTTCCATTCATATACATTCGAGATACAGTGTTGCCCTCTGGTAATACTGCACGAGCCTGTTCTTTTGCAATACCATTCTTAATCGCCCACTCATATGCTTCTTTCGCAGCATCAATAACTATCTCTTGTTGACGTTCCCAATCACTCATAAGAGCAGCAACATTTTCTCCATCGCCAGGGTTAATAGTAATACTGTTCTGACGATTCTTAGTGTCTTGCAGTCTTGCTTCTCTAGTCACAAAATCCAAATCTTTCGTCGGATCAGCGTATCGCTGACTAAACTCTTGAAATGAGAATGAACGATGGCGTAGTATCTGCCTTGCAATATCTCTGGTTGTCTCAATTTCAAGACAAGCACTGGCCATTTCTAGCGGCGACCAGTGTTTGTGTTTGATTAAATATTTGATGAGTTTTTTGGCTGTGTCAGAATTATTTTGGTTATCTGGGTTTGACACTCTCGCACAATATGCAATAAGGTCTTGTACATCATCTACACCAATAACTCTATCTGGCTTTGAGTAAGAAATCAAACGAACTTTCATTATTTGGTAATATCCTCATATTTTATATTATGACTTCTTCTTACATTATTTAAATTTGCGCCACTTTCTTCCTCTTTGAAAATAATATCTATCCATTTTCTTAACCATTTGAACATATTTTATCTCCTTATAAAAATGGTGCCGGTGGTAAGACTCGAACTCACGACCTATTGATTACAAATCAATTGCTCTACCAACTGAGCTACACCGGCACACATCCCTTATCGCCTACGGTTTGGGCGATATCCTTTCGGCCAACTTGGCTGACGGGAAGCGAGTTTCTTCACTCGTTCTGCCAACTCTTCGTTGTACTTGACCAATCCGGCGTTCTCAAATTCGAGCGCCTTAATTCGGTCTTGAAGGTCGAACACCTTTGAGGCGAAAAAACCTTCTTCACGGACAGTAGGATCACCGTCCAGATGCACTGTTACTTCCATTTGAAGCCTCCATTGCATGGGTTGAACATAAGACTATAATAATATAGTCCGGCGAATATGTCAAGTACCTAAAGAGGTAATTGAGCACATTTTGGTAAAAAGTTTAAGTCTCTTGCGTTTGCTTCGATCTTCTCCTTTAGTGCTTTTGAGATCAACGGTCTTAACGAGTCAGGCTCTAAACCCTCTTGCTCACAGTACCACAGGACCGCTTCCATGTGGGTTATGTTCTTTTCAAGAACTATCTGTTCTATTTTCATTGAGAAGGTTTTAGAAGTATTCAATGGCATGTAATCATCCTATAAAATCGTAGTGGGGATGTTTCTGTTGCCAAGTACATCCCCGAAACTCCGAACACTTACTGCTTACGCAGCAAGAGCCATAGGTGCAAAATTATCGTTTGCGTTTACTTTAGTGACCTATAAGGCGGTCAATCCACAGTTCTCCACTTTCCTAATCAACACCTGTCGATCCTAGTTCGCCCCCATCATAAACACACGGTATTGAGTGCATCACAGTTTGCTATATTTTACTCCATGTTAGAACTTCGCCGTAAAAGTATCATTTGCAACTGATAATCTTTAGTCGGGTCTAACTCGCCGTGTGTTTATGGTGGAGGCGTTGGGTACTGCCCCCAAGTCCAGTCTGCCTTTCGTTCAGCATCATTGAACTGTATTATATTTATACCATAGTAAAATTAATTTGTCAACACCTTTTTTAGATTCCACTCTCTTTTTTTTGTGTTCCTGCCGCAATAACATAACCAAACGTATCCTCTTTTTTGTCAGCCCTTGCTATTTCTAACACAACACTAGGCCTATTAGCAAAATCTTTATATTCGACAAAAACTTCTTTAACATAAAAAGGTAAAGGCATCGGAGCTCTCATACACTTACCCAATTGTGTTAAAGCATACATTCTCGCAAGAGTTTCCTCTTCACTCTCTGTATCTGCTTTCAGAACTTTTAGAATAGTTTCCTCATCTCTACAAACGATAGCAGCAGTAACATAATCTCCTTTTGACCACACATAGTTTCTTGGTGGGTCTTTTGATAAACTAGCCGTTGGCCAGAACAATCCTATCATCATTAATACCGTCAGTAGGTATTTCATTTTCCTTTCTCCAATCTTGGACCGCCTCAGACAAAAACCCAAGATAGTCATGTTTGCTCTTTACGAACTCTTGAACAGTGCCATCCTCTGTAACGACAAGAATAACCACTTGATCAATCATAATTCCAGTTCGCTCACCAAACATCTCTGCATAAGCGGCACCTTGTATGTAATAATTTTCGTTCCAATCATCTGTGCGCTCCCTTGTGGAAGTCTTGAAGTCAATGACTGATAACTTATTTTTATAGTCTGCGATACAATCAACTCGACCAGCAACTTGATACTTGTCACTGTATAGTCCAGCCTCTTGTGCGTATATATTATTTATGTTGCAAAGTGCTTTTTCTTTAAGTTGATTGAACAAACAATGTGCGAGAAATTGTCGCTCATGCTCTTTCCATTTATCAGGCCACTCTACATGAACATTGTTTAGGTAATCCTCGCACATGTGGTGAACCTTGGTGCCTCTTGCAGCGGCAGTTCTTGCAACGTAGTTTGCAACGTCTGCACCAACACGCTTACGCCACTCCCACAATCCCTCTTTCTTGCGATTAGACAAGACTGTGGTGATTGAAGGATAGTATCCCTTCGGTGTAACATAGAATCGTTTTTTGTTGATGGTCTTAGTTTTTAGTTCTGGTATTTCAATCGACACATGATTAAAAGACATCATATCAGCTTTCTATCTCTCTCATCCTATTTACTAAACGCTCTGCCCTCGCACCAACTTGACGATACCAGCGACTATCTACCATCTCATCAGCGGCGGCATTCCAATCTTTTGCGTCCACCCCACGTTTCATTCCAGCAAATTTAGACAATCTTGGACGACCTAGATTGAACATCATGTTTGCAATTATTTGTTGAGCTTCTTCTGGCAAATCGTCAAAGTCTGGGTAAAGGATGTTGCAGTCTCGCAAGACTCCTTGGATATCTGATTCGAAGGCTTGAGCGCATCGCTCAACAGAAACGGCGGTGCCCACTTCAAGTCCATTTTCTGGGTCTGATTCCGTAACCAGATGGCCAATACCAAAAGTAGGGTAACCAAGATGGTCAAGATAAATTTCATGAACAATCCCCTCATCAATTTCTAATTGTTTTCTTAGTTTATCTACGTTCATAATTATTCTCCCTTCGGTGCTGGTGTTAGTTGGTATTTAGTGACAGATTGCACACTCTTCTCCCAATCAACAATTAAATTACCAACCGCCATGATTCTTTCGTGGTCGCACTCTTGTTCTGGAACAGAGTGATACAATCCAGCAGGCCACAGTATTAATTGACCTGTCTGTGGTTTTACACTGTACTCGGTGTTTACATCTGGAAAGACTAACGGAGCACAATCTTCACACGCCTTAACACAATAAGTAAAACTCCATGCGTGAGGCCAGTGTTGGTGTGGTTTACAAGTTTGTCCCTTGGTATAAATCAACGCCCACGAATCTTGAACCTTGTAATCATATTGTCTAGGATCACCATTCTCATTTGTTGCGTTTGCAAGTGGCATTGTCTTCGCAAGATTAATGACCAACTCACCTAACTTTTTGAATGAGTCATATTGTTGATCCATATCCCAACGTGTCATCAGACATTTTGCAGCTGTAGTTTGATTGAGTCTATCCCCCGCATCCCTTATGTCATTTTCTAACAATTCATTAAACGTGTCAACGTTTGTTCCCTTGAGAGGTTTGACCTTCACAGGGTATTTCATTACAAATTCAGGCCAACCCTCTTGAGTTGGTTTTATATATACGTTAGTCAAAGTTCACGCCCAGTTTGATCTTATTGATTAAATAACTCCTCACAAAACCAGACCTAACGATATCTCCAAGATTAAATTCAGTGCAATTAAATTCTTCCATCTGTTCTAAAATTTTAAGAAAATCGTGCAATCCATTTTTCTCATTTGTCTTTTGCAAATCAGTTTGATTAAAATCTCCACAGAAAAGAATTTTTGAGTCTTGTCCTACTCTGGTTATAATCGTGTCGAGTTCATGAAAGTTTAAGTTCTGGCATTCATCCACTATAATAATACTGTTATCAAATGTCAACCCCCTTAGAAAAGAAGTTGACAGAAAGAACAAAGTCCCTTGCGCCTTCAACTTATCATATAGGTTATTGAACGCCTGTTCGTTTGGCATCTCAAACATCCACCGAACCATATTTTGATACGGCACTTGATATAGAGCTGCCTTGTCTTCCTCGTCACCCGGCAAGAAACCAATTTCTCTTGTGGGTATAAGAGAGCGCACCAGAATAACTTTATCTGCATCTCCCTTTAGATCAAGAACCTCTTTTAGAGCAAGGTAAAGGGATACGAAAGTTTTTCCGGTTCCAGCAGAGCCAAACAGAAATTGGTTTTTACCCTTTTTCCAAGTATCAAATATATTTTTTTGATTATCTGTTATAGGTTTGATATCAATTAGACTGTCAAGACTGATTTCTTTATTAACCTTTTTTGCCATCATTTTCTCTTTTTATGTTTATTATAAATGTTTTCTGCTTGAAGACGTTTGGTACTCTTACCACTACCATACTTATCTGCCATAGGCGAGTCAGGATGTTTAGATGCAATATTTTTCATCACATCGTTGAATCCAGAATCATTCTTTGGACCAACTCCCATCACATGATCACCGACCATAGCTGGAGCGTTTCCATGCCACACTCGTTTGACATGTGGATTATCTTTGACAAAAATTTCCATCTCAGCAATGGTCATCATTTCGTCATACTCAATCCCACTTTGTTCATTAAAAAATGTATATGTCGGCATTAAAATTTAAACTCCAATTGTGGCCCATTACGTTTCTCATAATATTCAACTTGGGCTCTTAGTTCTTTTATTCTTATGTATGTGTTTTGCAAACTCTCTTGTAATTGTGAAACCTCTTTTTTTAAAATATCCACTTGATCAAAAACTGCTGTCATCTTCTGCTTTTCATGGTCATCTAACTTTAGATGAAGTGAACGATGTGTTGAATTATTGAACATTGGCTCTTCCTCTCTAAGTCTCCGACTCATATAGTCCCAGTACGGTTCCCTGACCATTAAACCACTCCGGTATTGAACGCTTCGTCCATTTTGCAAACCTCGATTTCTCTAGTATATAGTATGTTTGATATGCCATCACCGTATTCTCACCTTTACAGTATGGTGGCATACATTGAGGTGGGTCAGTGAAAGGAGTGTTCTCATCCATATTTTGAGGGCGGCCGGACAATCCCATGTTTAATCTTTCTGAAGCATGAATTTTGCCATAACGATGTGTGTATTCTTGCATAAGAGCTCGCATATGATTATACAGCCAAAGGTAATTCAACCCACCAGAACGAGCCCAAATGGTGCTGGGATGGTTTTTGTGAGCCATTTTGTATAGACCATATTGGTCAGCATA